CCCCAAGCCTTGTTGAATGCTGTCATAATGCTCGCCTCTTGTCCTTCGGCATCTTCCAATAACAGTCTAAACACACATCTCCCATTGAGTCCTCATGGTTTTTCAATTTCATTTCACCACAGATATCGCAAGGTGAGTCTTTCATTTCAGGATCGTCCTTTACGATGCCCCAAGCTGCATCGAAGGCGTCTGCCATGATAGGGGAGACGGGACAATCCTTAATCAGTGTTCACCCATACCAATTCTCAGGATTGATTGGTGGGTTGTAAGCGTACATCGGTTTTCTGCGTGTGCCACAGGTCATGCAAAACTTGTCGTTCCACTCACCCTCTGCGAGAGTCAGATTGGCTCCGCACTTCCAACACCAAGGTGTCTTTCGTTTGGCGATGTCCCAAGCCTGATCGAATGTCATTCTTTGAACACCCTCCCATCTTTCGGGGCAAAGGCATAGTAGTCAAGTAGCTTCATGTCATCGGTAAAATTGCCATACCCATAGTCCTGTTCCCTCAAAAAGTCCGATATTTCGTCCATGATGGCCTGTTCATGTTCCCGACCTGAAATCTCAGAACGTGCAGATGTTAAGAAATCATCTCGAAATGCATCAGCTTTAGGCTCAAAGTCTTCATATTTCATACGAGGATGCACATTGACTCTTGGCTGTCTGACAACACCGCTGATATTTTCATCAAGCCCCATCGTTTCTCCGGGGAGAAGATACTTCTCAGCAGTCTGCGGTATTACCCGTGCAAGTGATGGATAGGCGTAATCCTCCCAAAACCCTGAATCTCGCCTTCTCCCGCCAAACTCAAATGGAGTATTGCGATCTGTTTCTCCATCGTTCACCACCTTAGCCACGAAATTAGGCTGACCGGGTATGTTGAACACTCTCCTCTGCTCCCCTGTGTTAAAGGGCTCACCGAGCCCCAACCTCTCTCTAATAGTATCATAATAGACAGAGGTCTCATCGAGGGGCATACCCGGATAACCCATCTTAGCTATCTCCCAAGCTTGATCGAAGGGGTTCATCAATTCACCACCCTAATCAAATGGGGAGGTATCACACCTCTTGTCTTCATCTGCCCCATATGGCTGTCAAAGCCATATTGTAAGTTCTCCACTTCTGAAGGGCCATATCGCTCCTCATCGAGATAGGGGGAGCCTCCGGGTTGTAGGTAAGAAGGCTCATTCATGAGTTCGGGCATGTCCTCATGCCTATCGTCAATCTCAAGAACTGGCCCTCCATCTGCCCAAGTTCGGGCATCCTCCTTATCGGGGTACAGGAATGCGAACTTATCATCCATCGTGCCAACCTCTCGCATGAACCTCTCCTCTATCTCCTCTTCCGGTATCCCTGAGAGTCTCATGGCGTCCTTTATCTCCTTCTCTGAGAAGTCATGGTGGATTGGAGAGTGGGATGTGGGTCTTATGCCCTCCCTCAGTATGCTCTCCAAATTATCGGATGTTGTGCCGTGATACATCGGCATCTTTACCAAAGTCCACGCTCGGTCGAAGGCGGTCATTCTTTCACCACCTCCGGTAATATGTCGGTTATTTCTTTGTCTTGTTGTAGCCAATCTTCAAGTTGTTTGGGGCTATTATCGGGAACATAGCCAAAGGTATTACCAATAGTTTCAATGAATACAACAGGATGACCTTCACTTCTTTTCAAAGCGGCAAAGGCTTTTGCTTCTTCGACCGTAGGAAAATACTCACCCTCTCTTGGTATCATTTCACTCGTATCATCAGGGTTGTGATATTCACCACCGCCATAGACAACGACAAAATTGTCAAACGATTGCTCTTTGAGCAAATCCCAAGCTCGGTCAAATGCTGTCATTCCGTACCCATCCTATCTCTATTGATGTATGCCTTCGGTATTGACAGTAAAGTCTCAGGAGTCTGTGCCGCTCTCCAATTAGGGTGGCTAATCAAATCAAACCTAGCGGACCTCTCTGCATCCTCACCGCCGGGATTCTGCAAGGTGTATGCTCCAAACTCATGACCAGCGGCGAATTTATCATGTGCTCGCTGTGCCTCCTCCGCACTTCTCGCTCTCATTGCCTCATCGAAGTATGTCCTTGTCATCTCGTTGTCTATGGCGGCATGCCCATGTTCGTGAAGAAGGGCACTCGCAATGTCCTCAATCATCTGCTCCTCAGTCATACCGGGCTGATTGATTCCAGATAGATTGACGCCAACATAGTGATTCAACCCCCCCGGTCCGTCAAGGGCGAAGTTATCCACACTGATCGGCGCGTAACCAAGGGGGTCGTGATACTCCATGGTGTGCGTTCTGGGAAGAACGACGGGGACATTCTTCCCCGGTGTAAAGAACTCTGGTTCCATGTATCTGCTTGATGGATCGTAATTGTTCCTCATAGCATTTACTAAGGGACGCTCATACCTACCTAGAATGCTTTTGAATCGCTTCATCCCCCCTCCTAGATCCTCCTCATCAAACCTGCCCACGCCACGATCAAAGAAGAAATCCTTTGCGATATCCCAAGCTTGGTCAAAGGCGGTCATTGCATGTCCTCCATAAACTCCCTCTCCCTGCCCGCGCCTTGCTGGACCCTATACGCAAGCAAAACCTGCATCTGTTGCATGAAATCTAGCTGTACGAAGTCATCATCAACAGGGTAGCGATTTTCATATAACCAAGCACGAAAATCACGATCCATTCTCACAAATGGTCTAGGATTGCCGTATTTTCCCATAGGGACGACCAGTGGGTCATTCGCAATGTCAGTGGGTATGTTCTTTACGACATCCCAAGCTCGGTCAAATGCGGTCAATACAACCCCTCCCTCAAAACGAATGGCGGGTGTCTCTTGTCACCCATGGCCATGTATTGCTTGAACCAATCCGATTCTCTGAGCTTGTCCTTTGCTTGATCCAGATAATCTCGAAAAGCCTCATACTCATCGGGCGTGTCGTATTCATCGCCCTCATACACCGTTCTCAGCATCTCAGGAGGGATGTTCTGGCCACGAATCTGGAAATCGAATAGCTCAGGGTCAAAATCGAAGCCCTCCAAGCCTTCGGCGTCATCGGATATCTCAAGAACAACAGGTCTGTGTGGGGCTTCTCTCTTCGGCGGTTTTTCTTCGGAACCGGACTGTATGGCATAGTGAAGTGCCAATAACGGGTTATTGGCCATGAAGACAGTGCCGTCTTCTGAATACGTCTCACCCGCATCATACATATCAGGCCAAGGGCTGTCTTCAGAGCTGGATGCAGGTCTCAAACCATGCTCCATTATCGATTCGAGGTCAGCTGAGGATGCACCGTGGTAGTATGGCATCTTCACCAGACCCCAAGCTAGGTCAAATGCGGTCATGCTACCTGCCTCCCAAACATTTTATCATACCGTGGCTGTGCAAAGTAGCCCTTACCGCGATACATATCGAGAAGGTTAGGATCAGTCTCCATCCACTGACTTAATCCAGTCATAGGGTCCACTATGGTAGTTGCGGGCAGGTTTCTGATGTTCTCTGCTAGCTTGCCCTTATTTTTGACCTGCTTTTGTTTTGGGCTAATCTCACCACCCAATCTAGTTGCTTTCCCTGTTTCGTACATCCAGTCAGGGATATCACTCATACTCTTGAAGCCCGTTATGTTAGGGCCCTCTAAGTCCCTAGAAAACTCATGCATGTAATTTTGATTCATGCCCGGAATGTTAGCTACGACGGTCTCTGGCTTGATTTTGAATTTGGACTGTTTGGAAGCTGCTTGCTTGTCTCTACGAGCAAGCATCAAACTTATTGGTAGTTTATTCTCTCTGATTGCAGCTATTGTAGTGGGAGAAGCATCATTGTAGACGACGTTTGGCACGTTTGCATCAGCTAGTTGTCTAGCTATGGAATAAACATCTCCCGTGTCTTTCTTACTCCAATGGGCGTGTTGCCCGGTCTCTTGACCGTATGGAGGGTCCATGAAGACGGTGTCTCCATAGTAAGTGCCTTGTCCCGATCTTAGGCTGATATCTCCCAAGAAGTTTCTGAAGTCCTTGTTCGCTCCTTGATAGAAATGATAATCTTGCATCATGTCGGACCATGGTTCCATGTTATAGGGAGATATGTCGGGCTTGCCCGTCAGAGGGTCTCTCGATACCTGCCCCATTCTCTGTGGTACGAAACTAGGCCCAAACTCCAACCCTAGCTCATTACCAGCTCCATAAACACCCCGTTTCCCCAGAATCTTCTTCCTTTTGCTTCCTCTTACGGGGAATCGGTCCAAATCTAATTCCTGTAGGTAGTCCGCTGCTGATGATGCGACGCTAAGCCGGGGGTGGTCCTTTTCCGTATCTTTTGCCCCTGTCGCACTGTTCAGGAAACCTTGTGGGTTATATCGAATGATACTATTCATCAGTGCCCTTTGGAGCCCTATCATATCACCAGAAAGCTCCTGTTCCTCACGAGTGCTTAGCTCACCCCTCCTGAGTTGCTCTAACTTACGATTAGTTTCAGCTCTTAACTGATAATACTTGAACGGGAGATAAGCTCCGCCGTCGTAGAGCCGCTCGTCATCCACCTCTCTAAACACATCACTTGGTAGCTCAAAAGTAGCCACTGGATCAAAATTACCCGTAGCCGGTGCGTCATAGAGGGACAACTCGTCGCCGGGGAAGGAGAGTAATTTGCGTGGATCGAAGCTTACTTTCTCAGGAGAATCTCTGATGTACTCCGCAATCATAGGCATGAGTCTGTCCCTGTCATTGGCAAACAGACCCAAATCAGGTCTCACTGCGAAAGCTACGTCCAAACCCCCCATGAATGGTTCGATTAAACGCCGATTGACTGCTTTTGGACCAGACCTCAAAGCAGATTTGCCATAGAGAAAGCGATTGAGGGCTTGGTGCATTGGGGTTCCTTTGTTACCCATAACGGACATGTACGAGGGAGACGGTCCTCCAGTCACAGCAGCGACACGAGCTCGCATCTCATCGGGATGGGCCTTGGCAACGCCCCAAGCCTCCTCGAAGCTAGCATCAGCTACGCTCATGTCCAAGCCTATGAAAACGATGCTTTTTCACAGTTGGGTTCAGATATACATGCCGATTTTATGATACAACCACTCGGTGAACCTCTCAGAACGGGACACCTGTAGTCCATAGGCATATTTTCCGGCCGCGTTGAGCTTGCGGGGTTTTATGGTCTGCTCAAGAGGTATGCCATTCCGCTCCGCCCATTCAACCAAAGCCTCGGTCGATACATTGCCTTCCGGGTTCTCCAAGGAAAAACACCCGCCTAGACCCCCTATTGAGCAGTCATATACTCTAATTCCTGCGTCATATGCTGTTTGTACGCATTCTTCCACTTGATCTGTGAGGTGAAAGTGAACTGCTATGTTCGGTGTTATCTGCTTTGCCTTCTTGCACAGAGACATCACTGGTTCAGTTTTCGCGTTGCTATCAGTATCACAGAGGACGATACAGCTCGCTATCGTCTTCCCCCATTCAACACACTTCAAGATTTCATCTTCTGTCACATCAGGGCTGAAGCAGCAGCTGATGTATAGTCGATTGATGGGTATTATCGTTGCTACTCGCTCATAGAATAGCTTTGCCTCCTCATAGCTCGTATTCTGATTCTTTGCGATGAATGACTCAGAAGTGCTGATCGATACATTGACCGAAGTAGCTCCTGCTACTAGGGCCCTTTGTAGCCCTCGTTGATTCAAAACAAGCAGGTCCCCTCCCGTTTTCTTGAATATCTTCTCGCTTTCTCTCATTGAAGTCACGGACGGGTGGACCAAGCTACCTATCTCTATATTGTCAATGCCCGCTCTTCGTAGCATTTTCACTAGCTTGACCTTCTTCCTTCGTGGGATTTGTCGATCTAGGCTCTGGAGACCATCCCTTGGACCTACTTCGTATAGCGAAATAGCAGCCGTCATTAGCTGCTCCCATCGTCAAAGTCATCTATATCGAAAATAGCTCCATCCAAACCACCTATGTTCTGCAACCAGTAATACTCTCTCGTCATCTCGACCATCAAGAACACCAGACCCATCACCAAGAAAGCGAACACAATCAAGAAAGCACCCGTCAAATCTATGTCGAGCGGGTGCAGGTCGCGTAAGAGACGGTCTGTATCTACATCCAACAAAATAACCACTCCACTACAGCTACCACCCACTTCGGAACTAACTCTGCCGCTGAATCACTAATCATTACTCATCCCATCCTTCAAAGATTTCATCGAGGCATCGTATGAACATAGCTGTCTTTGAGTACGACCTTGGCATCTCAATACCCCATATCCATCTTGCTAGGCTTCTTCATCTCACGAATCTGTTGCGTAGCGAATCTTATCTTCTGTGTGCTGTGCAGCGTCCAGAATGAGTCCTTCTCAAGGCGAAACTCCTTCTCGACGACTCTACAGAGCTCATAACGTGACGATACCTGAAGGTCTTCATCTATGAGCAGACCAAGAACATTTGAAACCTCTTCGTCAGTATATTTCACACGTCGGTCAAGCCAGACATAGAGGTATCCCATGACGGTCATTAGCCTCTTTGCTATCCATCCGAACAAGCCCATGTGGTGTAAAAAGGAAACCATTGTTATTATGTATTATCTTTCTCAAACGTGATCATTGTTATTTATGATCGATTTCCGATTACCTCCGATGGTTGATAAGGCGAGAGTGGTGAAGCTCATACAGAAGACGAAAAAGCTGGAGGCAGCTGAGAACAAACCGGGCAGCATACTCAGCGAGAACAAGGTCTCTGGGTGGTCACTTAACTTTCCAATCAAAGGCACCTGCAAGCCCTCGAAGCTATGTGTCGAGACCTGCTACTATGCAGCTGGCATGACCACATGGACTAACTCGCTGAGGAAGCAGCTGTGGAATTACGAAGCCTGTGTAGAAGACCCGATCTGGTTCGCAGAGGAGGTAATAAGAGAATATGACAAGAAAATCAGGGGTAAAACAGACTTTCTGAGGTGGAATGGGGGAGGAGACCTGTTCCCCCAAGCTGTCGAAGCCCTGAATTACATTGGCGAGAATCACCCTGACATAGTCATCTGGGTAGTCACACGCATACCAGAGATGGCAGTGATGGTCGAAGACTGGCCTAACATCTACCTCCACTTCAGCTTAGACAAGCACTCTCTCGACAGAAGGGACAAAGTGATTGATATCATGACTGAGCAGAGAGCTCCCATGCTCAATCGCATCTTCTTCTCGTATCAGACGGAGAAAGGAGAATTTCCCGACATCGATTACCTCATGGACAACCACGGCGTCAAGCTATTCTTCTACGATAACTACAAGATTACGCCACTGCAATACCCCGAAATAGCAGCTGACGAGAGAAAATGGGGTGCGATGTGTCCTCTCAATGTAAGAAGATCAAGAGATGAGAGTATCGAGGGTACCTGCAACGATTGCAGAAGCTGTTTCAACGGACATTGGGAGAGATAGGGAAGGACCGGAGGCACCACGCCCCCGTTACTACGAGGTAATACACAAATGCAAATTAACGTATAGTAGCTTTATCCTTTTTAGTGTAGCAAACCCTACTCTTGCGAGTCTCATCGGCTGTTCTTGTCACTCTGGACTTGGACTCTGATGTCCTGAGCGGTGTGCTTGAGCTGCTGCATGGCCTGTCTGACCCTTGTACCAGCGGCACTATTACCATTATCGTGCTTCTCAGCATCGACATGGGCATCTTCTAGCAATTCATACAAACTTTCTACCATATCCTTGACAGACATGACACGGCTGACAGTTCAATGGGTTATGACTGTTACGGCTCTAAAGTGGGTATAGAGCGGTAAAACCAGCTACTTCATAGACGGCCGTAGTATTCGTCTTCAGATCCCGGTGAGAAGTCTTCTAAAATCTGTTGAGCTTCAACCATCATAGATTCGATCTCATCCAAGCCCAGCTCGTCAGCCATGGAAGTGGCCATACTGAGGTAGCTGTGGAGCTTCTGAACCTGTTGTGCTTGGATATTTCCACCCTCACCGATTGACTGTTGTGATGCAGCGGGTGTTGCAGAGTCATAGAACTCATTCTTGGTCAATCCCCAAGCGGATTCAAAAACATCAGAACTTGCGTTTTTCTGCTGGAACTCGTCGGAATCATCCTCACCGGGCATGATTGCCGTCACGAGCCAATCGTTTATCAGATTTCCCGACTGACTATACCTCTGGACTTGACCTTCTTCTCTTTGGCCCTCTTGACCTCGCTCAATGGGTACCCGTAGCCAGAGCTCTTGTCGTGCTTCGATCCAGCTGGCACCCTGTGTCTCTTCCTGTCCCGGTCGAACTCGTTCTTACTCCCGTACTTTCGAGGCTTGCCGACCTTCGCATAGCCAACCAGCTTGGCAGGGCCCTTCCCAGTCCTCACGATTCCCACCTTCTGACCCACGTATGCGTCCAATGTGGGCTTCTTCCGTGTCTCTACCGTCTTCTTTCCAGACAGAATCATGCTTGTATAGGGGGTTTCACTGTCATTTATGTTGATTCCTTTCGTTTTTGCTATCAACCATCCTCTCTCGAACGCCCCCATGCACATAGGTGCATTCCGATCATAGATAACTGATCTGTTAGTCCTGACATTAATTTCCCAAAAAAAATTATGCGCGAGAAATTTTCTCCATTGGTCAATGGGGCTCTTGACAGTCCTGACAAAAAAAATCCTAGAAAATATCGCCGGAGCGTATATCGTTAGGCGCGCGCAGCGCGCCAAAAAAAAAAAAATATTCCCGGCCGAAGCCAAAAAGGTGGGTGGCATTGGGCAATGCCGAGCCACCCGCCACCCTATTCATTCGATCAGTCAAGCTTAGGGCTGTATTGGGCAATGGGCTGGGCCATACGCCCAGCTCTACGCCTCAGCTACGAGCTATCGAGCAATAGCTACGCCGAGCTAAGCTCCATTGCCTGAGCTCAGGGCTCCATTGGTCTCCATTGGGCAATAGGCACGGCCAAACCACCCCCTCACCCCCTCTCCGCCATTGCATTGACCAATGCCGAGCCAAGTCGC